CTAAGGGAGTTCGATTCTCTCTGCTGGTATATGCAAATACACTCATTAAAACTTACTTTTCAAGATATCGTAACAAAAGACGTTGCAAAAATAGCCGTAGTAAACGGTACTCTTTTTATTGATACAGGTAAAACAATCGGTGATACAACCGAACCAGAGTTTGAAACAATCAACTTCACCACCGCCATGAGCCGTACACCAGCTTTAAAGAACGCTATCCAAGAGCTTATAATGGAAGCTGTGACCTTGAAAAACCTTAAAATAGCTAAAGAGAATGGAAACCTAACTCATTTCTTAGAAGCTAGTGGAGTACAAACAAAACCAATTCCTGTAAAGAGAGTAAGTAAGACTCGTAAGAAGAAATAATATGACTTACAAAGAAATAATAGAAACAAAAGGAGACATTTTAAACCTTACAACAGAAGAGTATTTAATAGTATCAAAACTACCAGAGTTTCTCCCAAAGATAGAAGGATATACAGTAGATAAGATAGGTAGTAAAGAAGTTAAGATAAAAGCATAATATGGCTAGTGAGAAAGCAAAACTAGCTGGAAAGAAAGTCTTGGAAAGTCTCGGAAAAGGGAAAGCCCCAATATTGGGACAGGTTTTAAGAGAAGTAGGCTATGCGGACAACACAGCAGACACTCCCCAAAACGTAACTAATACAAAATCATATAAAGATGTAGTGAACCCTTTTATAAAGAAACTAGAAAAAGAACGCGACAGAATCGTTTTAGAGATGTCAATAAAAGACCTCGACACAGTTCAGTACCATCATTTAGTAAGTGCGACCGATACTTTAACTAAGAACATTCAACTACTTAGTGGAGGAGAAACAGAAAGAGCAGGAGTAACAATCAATGTTGTTAAATATGGAGATAACAATACCCCATCACTTTAATCCAAGAAAATACCAGTTACCTTTTTTAGAGGCAATGGATAATGGAAAAAAAAGAGCAATACTAATCTGGCACAGGCGAGCTGGTAAAGATAAAGAGTGTTTTAATTTCATGATTAAGAAGTCCTTTGAAAGAGTAGGGACATATTTCTATTTCTTACCAGAATATTCACAAGCAAAGAAAGTGATATGGGACAACATCGACAATGATGGCTTCAAGATGCTTGACCATATACCTAAAGGAGTAATTAAATCAGTGAATGGGACTGAACTAAAGATAAACTTAATAAACGGAAGCGTTATACAGCTATTAGGGGCTGATGTTTTTGATAAAAGTGGTGTTGGTACTAACCCGGTGGGTGTAGTGTTCAGTGAGTTCCCTATCCAACGACCAGAGATATGGGGGTTTGTGCGCCCGATTCTTAAAGTAAACGGTGGATGGGCAGTCTTTAACGGCACACCCAGAGGTCAGAATCACGCGTATGAGATGCTTAAGATGGCAGAATCAATGCCTGAAGAGTGGTTCACACAGATACTAACGGTTGATGATACTAATGTTTTGTCTAAAGAAGACATTGACCAAGAACGAGCAGAGGGAATGCCCAACGCTTTAATCGACCAAGAGTACTATTGCAAGTTTATAGAGAACGCGACGAACTTCTTTCGGAACATATCAGACGCTTGTATCCTACAACCACAAACAGAGAACACTTTATATTTGTACCAGATGGGAGTTGACCTAGCTAAGTATCAAGACTTTACTGTTATTTCAATAATAAACCTTCACACATTCGAACAAGTCTATTTAGAAAGATTTAATCATTTAGACTGGAATATACAGAAAGCACGGATAGAAGCGGTATATCATAAATTTGGACGCCCTACAGGCTTCATAGACGCCACTGGAGTAGGTGACCCGATAGTAGAAGACCTTAATAATATGGGTGTAGACCTAGAGGGTTTCAAGTTTACTGAACAGTCTCGCAAAGACTTATTGACTAATCTAGCGTTAAAAATGGAGCAGAGAAACGTCGCCCTGCTAGATGATGATGTACTTAAATCAGAGTTATCATACTTTCAATATGAATTAGGTAATCAAGGTAAGCTTAAAATAAAAGTACCTGAATCATTACACGATGACACAGTTTTTAGTACTGCCCTATCGGTTTGGAACCTACCAGCTAACCCAATCAGACAGAATAGATTGCAAATGCAATCACAAGGATTTACTAGCATAGAACCTTTTGGTATATAAGTGATATAATTACACCATGGATAACGACACTTTAATACAACAACATCAAAGAGAAAAAGAACAATCCGCACAATTCAAGCAACGGAGACTTCCACAGTGGAACGAGAATTATGAATTATTCAGAGATAAAGTACTGACCAACCGGTTAACACAACGGCAGGCAGTTAACATTCCTATCATTCGTGACACGATTCAATCGTGGATTAGTAAGATTGACGAAACGCCAGAAATTTTCTTTGAAACTAGAGGCTCAGACAACAAAGATAAAGATGCAGAGCTTATACTAAATGAGGTATGGAGTCTTTTTTATGAGACAGAGAAGCTGGATATCTTAGATAACCTTGAAAAGAAGGTTGTAGGGCTGCAAGGGCGAGGTTTCAAGTATCTCTACATGAAAGATAATCGTGTAAAGATAGCAGTAGTTGACCCTTACGACATTGATAGTGACCCACGAGTTAATCCTTTGGATATAAACACCGCCACATACTTCAATCACAAGCACATATATGCACCATTAAGAGCTATTCTCGCTAATCCTTCATACGAAGCTAGTGCTAAACAGACACTTAAAGTGTATTTAGATTCTAAACAAGGTTTAATGGAGTCCGCTCGAAGTGATGAAGAAGCAGCAATGAGACGCCAGAGACTTGAAAATTTAGGTGCTAATAACTTTGATGATTACCGAGCTAGTGACGTGATGATTGAACTCAACCGGTCACACAAGCTATTGTGGAATAAAGAGACTGAGAAGTTCGAGCGGTATCTTATCGTATTTGCACTAGATAATGTTGTGCTGTATAAAAAACTCCTTAAGGAAGCTATTGGAATCGACTACTTACCGTATTCCACTTGGGCGAGTGACCCTGATATTAACGATATTTGGAGTGACGGTATTGCGGATAATGTGCGAGGCATGAACAAAGTAATCAATATGTATTTCTCTCAAGATTTAGAGAACCGAACTTATCGTAATTTCGGCATGTATTTTTATGATACTAAGAACGGAAAGTTCACACCTAGAGGCTTTGAGGCTAAGCCATTCGGTATGTACGGAGTACCCGGCAATCCTTCTGAGATAATCCAACAGATGCAAATACAACCACTTGGCGATACACAAAATGCTATTGAGTACTTCAAGAACCTGATTCAGTCTTCAGTGGCTCAAACTCCGACTGAAAGAGGAGTAAACGAGGCAAACGACCAAACACTTGGAGAGGTGCAATTATCACTACAGCAGTCACAAACACGTCAATTGGTGGTTGCAAAGCAGTACCGAAGTGCTTGGAAAGAAACAGGTAAAATCTTTTATGATTTACTTAATGCCAACACTAAAGGACAGTTTAAACTACACAAGAAGAATAAAAGCGGAGACTATCAATCTAAAATGGTAGGACAGCCAGACTTCACGAGTTCCGCAGGATATGAAGTTGTGGTTAAGCTAAAGGCTGAGAAAGAAGCTAATGACGATATGGAGCTAAAGAAAGTGGCTTATATCAAAAATGCCTTCCAAACCAACCCTGTTGCCCTAAAGATAGCGAAACGAAAAGAACTAGAACTAGTGGGCTGGACACCAGATGAAGTAAACGAGGTATTACAAGCAGAGGAAGTGCAACAGAATCCACAGATGATGCAACAAGACCCAAACCAAGAGCCACTACCAACTAATCAACCACAACAATGAGCATACTTTCTAACTATTTAAAGAAAATTGGTGCTAAGTCTCTTGATGAGCTTAGTAGTGAAGAACAATCTACTTACCATGAATGGGAATCTGCCCTTAATGGTAGGCAGATAACAGATAAAGAGGTGCGCCAGTTCCTAGAAACGGAGCTAGAGAATGCAACTATTAGTCTAATCACCAAGACATTAGGCGAAAGAGACGACATTTTCCTAAAAATGAAGGTAGATTTTATTAGAAAGATAACGGAGTTTCTAGATGCCCCTAAAAGAGAAAAGGAGCAGATAGAAAACCTTATCAATAATCAGACATAGTATGAAAGGAAAGACACACGACCTATTAAAAGATTCTAAGTCTCATGAGAAAAAAGAGAGTAAACGAATTGAAAGAATAGAGAAAGCTAAAGATAAGAAAAAATAGTATGCAACTAACCAACCAAGACGGCTCACCTATGGTGCCGAAAC